GACGGAACGCTCAATATTGAGAATGTTCCACTACCCACAGCAGCGTAAGTAAATAACACAAGGTAATCCGCCAGAACGCAAGACGGCAGTGCGGGACCTAAATTCTCCTACGGGAGAGTTGGGTCTCACCCTGCCGTCTTTTTCTGTTTATAGCGGATTGTCGGCTCTGGACGGATTGCAAAACCGAAAGGAGCCAAATTATGACAAACAATGAAAACACCCGTTATATCTACATCCGTTCCACCAAGGAACGCATCCCTTGTACCCAGGCAGAATTCGATGCCTATTACCACGACATCAACCTTTACAGACAAAGACAGCAACATCACGGAAAGTGCGTATGTCCCGCTAATAAGCGCCTTGATTGCGATATGGATTGCGAATCCTGTCCTTTCCGCAGAGCCGGAGATTTTCGCTCCCTTGATATTACAGCAACAGACGATGATGGCAATGAAACGAGCTGGATTGACAGTATTGCAGACCCTTCTCCTCAAATCGACGACCTCATCGCATACAACGAAGAATGGCAGAACATTTTGAAACGTATCCAAGAGATTATGCCTGACGCAGTAAAAATCGGTCTTATGCGACTTGAGGGATTAACGGATACCGAAATTTCCGCAACCCTTGGTGTAAGGCAAAACACTATGTTTTATCGGCTGAAAAAGGCAAAAGAAACCCTCCAAAAAGAGTTCCCTGAATTTTTTTGAAAAAACTTTTTGAAAATTTTGAAAAAACGAAGGGGTCATCCGCAGGGGGTGAGTGTAAGGGGCAAAAACAACACTCGCTCCTTCCAGGAGGTGAAACAAAATGTACGAAGCAGAAGACAAGGTGATGAACCCCGAAGAAGAGTTGATTGACACTCTTTTGGATTTCATCATCGTATCAGCCAGCCTGGCAAAGAAAGTCAACCAGGCAATGAAAATCAAGCAAATCAAGGAAGGAGGCAACGTCAATGGGAAAAATCAGCGAATTGGAAATGGCAATCACAGACCTTCGCAGAGCTGCAACCGCTATTAACGAAGTGGCAAACAGCCTGGCGGAGATGTTCAGCGGTAACGAAACTGCCGACGCTCCCACCGAAGACCCCACACCCACATTAGAAGAGGTCAGAGCCATCCTTGCCGAAAAATCTCGCAAGGGACACACCGCAGAAATCCGTTCTCTTCTCGAAAAGTACGGCGCTGCAAAGTTGTCCGGGATTGACCCTGCCAACTACAAAGCACTTCTTGCAGATGCGGAGGGATTGAAAGATGTCACCTAAAGCACACGCAGTTCTTTCCGCATCCTCTTCTGACCGCTGGCTGCATTGTCCTCCCTCGGCAAGGCTCTGCGAAGCCTACGAGGATAAAGGTAGTGATTACGCAGCCGAAGGCACCGATGCTCACACATTATGTGAGTTCCGCTTGAAACAGGCACTCGGTATCCCGGTTGAAGACCCCATCGAAAACCTCTCCTGGTACAACGAGGAGATGGAAGATTGTGCCGCCGGATACACCGCTTACGTGCTTGAGCAAGTTGCTATCGCAAAGCAGACCTGCGCCGACCCCGTAATCCTCATCGAGCAGAGGGTTGACTTCTCTCGTTGGGTAACCGATGGCTTTGGCACAGCGGATTGCATCGTAATTGCCGATGGTGTCCTCAAAATCTGCGACTACAAGCACGGCAGAGGCGTTGAGGTATCCGCCACCGAAAATCCGCAAATGATGTGCTACGCACTCGGTGCTTTGGAGCTGTTCGATGCCATCTACGACATCGACTCCGTCAGTATGACAATCTTCCAACCCAGGCGCGAAAATGTCAGCACCTACGACCTTTCCAAAGAGGAACTCTACAAATGGGCTGATGAAGTTTTGAAGCCCGCCGCAGACCTTGCCTTTGCAGGTGATGGAAATTTTCTCTGCGGTGAATGGTGCGGTTTCTGTAAGGCAAAGCACGATTGCCGTGCAAGAGCCGAAGCAAATATGGAACTCGCACGTTACGATTTCAAACTCCCGCCTTTGCTGACCGATGAGGAGATTGAAGATGTCCTTGCCCGTGTCGATGACCTTGTGTCTTGGGCATCTGACATTAAGGAATATGCACTTCAGCAAGCTATCAGCGGTAAGGCTTGGAGTGGTTGGAAACTTGTAGAGGGTCGTTCCAACCGAAAGTACACAAACGAAGATGCGGTTATCACAGCCGTATCGCAGGCAGGCTTTGACCCCTACGAGCGAAAAGTCCTCGGCATTACCGCAATGCAGAAACTGCTCGGCAAGACCCGCTTTGAGGAACTGCTCTCTGCCTACATTGAAAAGCCACAAGGCAAACCTACGCTCGTGCCGGAGAGCGATAAACGACCGGCAATGAATACTGCAAAAAACGATTTTATGGAGGAATTTTAATATGTCTAACAACACAACCAAAGTCAACAACCCTATGAAGGTTATCACCGGTCCCGACACTCGTTGGTCTTATGCCAATGTGTGGGAGCCTAAAAGCATCAACGGCGGCACTCCCAAGTACAGCGTATCCTTGATTATCCCCAAGTCCGATACCAAGACTGTCGCAAAAATCAAGGCTGCTATCGAGGCAGCATACCAGGAAGGACAGGCAAAGCTCAAAGGCAACGGCCGTTCTGTACCTCCTCTCGCAGCCATTAAGAACCCTCTCCGTGACGGCGATATCGAACGCCCGGATGACCCAGCCTATGCAAACGCATATTTCATCAACGCAAACTCCGCAACTGCTCCCGGCATTGTTGATGCAGACCGTAATCCCGTACTGACTCGTTCCGAGGTGTACTCCGGTGTTTATGGTCGTGCAAGCATCAATCTCTATGCTTTCAACAGCAACGGCAATAAGGGTATTGCTTGCGGTCTTAACAACCTTCAGCTCATCCGTGCGGGTGAACCCCTCGGTGGCAAGGCAAGTGCAGAGACCGACTTTGCAACCGATGCTGATGAGGATTTCCTCAACTAACTCTTCTTTCCCCTGGGTGGCGGAGCAATCTGCCACCCTATTGGGGAATTGAAAGGACCGGTGATTATGAAAACACTCAGTATAGATATTGAAACCTACAGCAGCATCAACCTTCAAAAAGCCGGTGTCTACCGTTATGTTGAAGCCCCGGACTTTGAGATTTTACTTTTCTCGTATAGTGCCGATGGCGGTGAAGTGCTTGTGGTCGACCTTGCCCAAGGTGAAACAATCCCACTTGAGGTTATTGCTGCACTTAAGGACGATGCGGTTACAAAATGGGCATTCAACGCAGCCTTTGAACGCATTTGCCTTTCCCGTTATCTTGGGTATCCCACCGGGGATTACCTTGAGCCTGACTCTTGGCACTGTTCGATGATTTGGGCAGCAACGATGGGATTGCCTTTGTCTCTTGAAGGTGTCGGTGCCGTGCTTGGCTTGGAAAAGCAAAAACTCACCGAAGGCAAAGAACTCATCAAATATTTCTGCCAACCCTGTGCGCCTACAAAAACAAACGGCCAACGCACACGAAATCTTCCGATCCACGCTCCCGATAAGTGGGCGGCTTTCAAGCAATATAACATCCGTGATGTCGAAGTCGAAATGGCTATCCAAGACAAACTTGCAAAGTTCCCTGTGTCGGAGTCGGTTTGGGAGGAATATCACATCGACCAAGAAATAAACGACCGTGGTGTTGCCCTTGATATGGAGATTGTAAAACAAGCCATCGGTATGGATGGGCGTTCCCGTGCTGAATTAACGGAGGCTATGAAATCCATAACCGCACTCGAAAACCCCAACTCGGTGCAGCAGATGAAAGCTTGGCTCTCCGACAACGGAATGGAAACCGAAACCCTCGGCAAAAAGGCTGTGGCTGAAATGATAAAAAACGCACCGCCGGAACTGCAAACGGTACTGACGTTGCGACAGCAACTTGCAAAGTCCTCCGTGAAAAAGTACCAGGCTATGGAAACAGCGGTTTGTGCCGATGGTCGCGCCCGTGGGATGTTTCAGTTCTATGGTGCTAACCGCACGGGCAGATGGGCGGGCAGAATCATCCAAATGCAGAACCTTCCGCAGAACCACCTTGATGATTTAACGGAAGCCCGTGGTCTTGTCCGCAGCGGTGACTTTGATGCCGTGGAAATGCTCTATGAGGATGTGCCGGATACCTTATCCCAGCTAATCCGCACCGCTTTCGTTCCAAGAGATGGTGCAAAGTTTATCGTTTCCGACTTTTCCGCAATTGAGGCTCGTGTCATTGCGTGGCTTGCCGAAGAAGAATGGCGGCAGAAGGTCTTTGCCGAGGGTAAGGACATCTACTGTGCCTCGGCATCGCAGATGTTCAAGGTTCCCGTTGAAAAACACGGCATTAACGGACACCTCCGTCAAAAAGGTAAAATCGCAGAATTGGCTCTCGGCTATGGTGGCTCGGTCGGTGCCCTAAAAGCAATGGGTGCTTTGGAGATGGGACTCACCGAAGATGAGCTTCATCCGCTTGTGGATGCCTGGAGGCAAGCAAACCCCAAAATCGTACAGTTTTGGTGGGATGTTGACCGTGCTGCGATGGAGGCTGTGCGATATAAACACACCAACGAAACTCACGGCATCACGTTCACTTGCCGTAGCGGAATGCTTTTTATAACGCTCCCTTCCGGCAGACAGCTTGCCTATGTGAAACCAAAAATCGGTGAAAACAAGTTCGGCGGGTCGTGCATCACTTACGAGGGTGTTGGAGGTACAAAGAAATGGGAACGGCTCGACAGCTACGGTCCCAAGTTCGTGGAGAATATTGTCCAAGCAACCGCCCGTGATATTCTGTGCCACTCAATGAAAACACTTCGTCATTGCTCCATCGTAATGCACATTCACGATGAGCTTGTTATTGAAGCCGACCCCCGTGTATCCCTTGATGTCGTCTGTGAGCAGATGGGCAGAACCCCAGCCTGGGCAAAAGGACTCCTCCTTCGTGCCGATGGCTATGAAACCGATTTTTACAAGAAAGATTAAGAGGTAAATCCAATGAGTATAAACAAATTCAATTGTGAGGGTTATTATGACCCCACAGCTTACGAGGCTATGACAGCCGTAGAAAAAGAAGAAAAGGC